ATTCAAGATGGCGAATGATCTGGCTCGCTGGTCGTTCAACTACACCGCTGATCTGATCGCCAAGGAAGTCGCGGAGAACGAGATCGAGGCTTCGCACAAGCGCATCCTAAATATTATCCGCAAGGCTGGCGAGGAAGGGATGAGTACCACCCAGATCGCGAAGACCTGTCAGGGTATGAAGGCTCGGGATCGAAACGAGATTCTCCAGACCCTGATCGAGTCGGGCGACATTCTGGAGGAGACGGTCAAGGTCGGCGGAGCCGGTCGCGACCGTCGGGTCTATCGCGTGAGGGTCAGATAAAAAAATGCCCCGGCGGAGCGGCTAGCTACAACGCCGGGGCCAACTCTCTAGGAGAACAGAGATAGCACGAGGGGGATTCTACCCCCTCGGATCTACGCCTGCAAGCCAGGATACGTACCACTGGGTCTTGCGCGCGTCCTGCTCTACGGCATCCTTATGACCCAGCCTCCAGAGGTAGGCTACTGCCGTACCCTTCAGGAATCCCCGCCACTCCTCGGGCGTCAGCATCGATTTAATGGCATCGATTGCCTCGATCTCACCCTTCTTGTAGTGGTTCGGATTGACTGGGTCGTTCACCGGTTTCTCCTGCTGCGCGTGCTCGGCGCTTCTCGTGGCTGAGCTTGGCCATTCGCTGATAGTGTTCTCTAGGTCTTCGCTTCTTATCGCCCGAAGCAGCGCTTCCACCTCGGCTTCCGATATACGAGAGGTATTCTCTGATTGCATCTTTATCCCCTTCCATTTCGTAATAACTCCAACTCAGTCTTCAAGACATTCAGTTCCATCTGGATCACTTTGTACTCTTCCCAAAGCCCTGCCTTGTGGACGTTGTTCAAAGCAACCTCAATCTTCTTGGCTTGACTCTGACCGTAGCCCCACGGCGCAGCACGTAGCTCTTCTGCCCACGCGCCAGGCGGGGACTCTCTATCTATTGTCATGGATCATTCCCTCCACCGCTTTGGTGACTTGTTCGATGACGTTATCCCAAGGCGCAATCATGTTGTCCCTCGGGAATACACGGATGCTGGGATACCATAGGCTTCGGTCGCCATCCTTGTTACCCCAGTACCAGAGCTTGTTCGCATCCATCAATAGCACCGGTCGTCCCAGCGCCCCAGCTAGATGCACGGTCGAGCTACTAATCGCGACAATTACATCGCACATCTGACACAGCGCAGCGAGACCGTCGATGTCTTTGTATAGATCCACCGAAGTTGTGACGATGTTCGTGCCGTGCTGTTGATTAAAGTAATCGACCGCCTTTTTGTCGCTGCCGTATTGCAGGTTCACTAGGTTCACATCCTGCTTCATGATCGGCAGGAGCTGCTCAAGGTTGACGCTCTTGTGAGGTCCGATCTTGATGGCTGCGCTCACCCACGATAGACCCACCGTCAGCTTGTTCGGGTCGAGTCCTGCTTCTTCGCGATACTTCTTCACCAATTCCGGATCAGCCTGCAAGAAGTTTCGGGCTGCGTACTTCTGGATGTCGTCCTTCTCGTTGATGAACGACCAGCCCACACTCGCGAACGGAATCTGCTCCTCGTGCAGCGCAGCCGGTACCTGATCGCTGTTGGCGATGAAGTCAATGTCCGGCATCGAAGTCTTAAAGATCTTAATCAAGCGCGGGTCAACCATCGCGGTGACCTTATCGGTTCGCTGCCGGATAGCGGGTAACAGAGAGCCATAGATGATCTGATCACCGATGCCCTGCTCGCCCCACACCAACACAGACTTGGCTTTGGACTCCAAACTCCATTGCGGCTTTTGGGTTACGAGACGACGGCTCTTGAACCGGTCGCTCCGCCAGCGCGTTTCATACAACGGCCAGCCTTCTTTGAACTCGTTCTGTTGCAGTAGCAGTAGCCCGAGAATCCACTGCGCGTTGGCGTCGTTGGGTTCAATCTCGTTCGCTTTGCGGAAGTTCTCCAGCGCCTCACTCCACCGTCGCATCTCCCAACTGGCAGCGCCTCGCTGGATGTACGCATGAAGATAGTCCGGTTTGATCTTAAGCGCAGCCGTGAAGTCCTCGATGCCAGCGTCATACTTCTGCTGCTCGCTCTTTACGATGCCACGGTTAACAAGATCATCTGCCGTGAGCTTGCCGCGCTTTTCGGAGGCATCGTAGTACTTCTCCGCTCCCGCAAAGTCCCGCTGGATCTGTAACAGTCGAGCCTTCGCCCGGTACGCTACGATGTCCTTCGGGAACAGACTGATGGCGTAGTTGCAGAGATCCATCGCCTCGGCGTATTTCGCAGCCTGAAACGCGGTTTCAATCTTTTGAATTGTCTTTTGGTACTTGTTCATATCGTCGATGCCACGGCCATCCATTCCTTGCCGTACTCCACATGAGTCCAATCCTGAAACCACGGACCACCTCGGGTCATGTGTACTGCTATCGGATTGGGGCAGTCGTTCTTGGTGTACCAACCTTCGAGGTAGTTGTACGCAATCGGCAAGTGTCCGATCACATCGTCAGATAACCACTCGAACCGGTGAAGATAACTCGGCGTCGCGATGTTCACAATCTCTGGCGTTAAACGTTTAACTTGTTCATGCTCACAGTTCAGGAACATGAAACTAGACCAGTTCTTTCGGGGGTAAACGTGTTGCGCTTGGTTGTTCATTTTGACCGTTTCGGTAGGCCGGTAATCGTGCGGTACCACGAAGCACGCTTTTGCCCCGTCGGCGTAGTCAAGCAGAGTCGCGATGTCCCCCCGGAAAAGAAAATCGCAGTCTACAAAGACCGCCCAGCCGGTGTACCCCGCGAGGTGTGGAGTCAGAAACCGCGTGAGGCTGAACTCCGTAGACGCGAGCGTATCGACCCCACGCCAATAAATACCCTGCTCGCGCAGATCGTTTTGCTTTATGGGGGTGATGTCGAGCGGGACTGAAGTGTGCAGCTCAAGCGACTTCTTGCACACCTCATACGCTGCCTCTTCGCGACTGTCCCATCCGATGAAGACCTTAAGCATTGAGGAACGCCTCCTTACGAGCCGGTCCTTTGAAGTGCAGAATCTTGGGTACGTGTCCCCCAACAGCACGCTCCGGTAGACAGGCATATTCGCTCTCCTCCATCTCGCCAACGAGGTGCGTATATAGCATGTGCGAATAGATCTTGAGCGCCTCCTGATCCCCGTACCACGAGCGCAAATTCTGATCCATGAATCCCATCAGAATCGCCATGCACTTCCACGCATGGTAGTTGCTCGTGATCGTCGCGCAGCCGAGGTAGGGGTACAGCGTACCAAGCGGGATGTTGTGGTACTTCTTGAACACTCCGCCTCGCTGCTCGCCGTTGAATCCCATGTCACGATCAAACGATCTGCGACAGAAGATCACTTCTTTGTTACCCAGAATCGCTTCCGGGTTAACCGGTAGAACAAACAGCATGTCGGTGTCGATGTACATCGCTGGCTTCGTGAGTCTCGCTTCCGCGAATGCCCGAGTGCGCCAGTACATGATCTGCTCGTAGTTACCCCGCGAGTACTTGTATTCATCAACGCCCTCGACCTTGGGGGTGGCGTCATCCGTACACATGATGACCTCGGCGTCGGGCATCACCGCCTTCAACGATGCCACCATCTTGGTCGGGAAGGTAACGTCTGCTCCAACGTGAAAGAAAACAAAGCGGCTCATTGTTCTTCTCGCTCCTTTAGCATGGCGTCGGCTACGCGATAAGCATCTCGCGCAAGGCTATAGATGTTCGGGTGCGCTCCGTCTTGATGTCCCGCAAGGATTCCCTGAACAGCGGCTGCTGCAAAGTAATCCCGCAGCTCCATGCCGTAGGCTGCGCTATCGTCCTTCTTACTCATACTTCCTCCAATGGATCTTTCAATACGATGACGGATGAAACAGCAGAAGCATCCTTGTACTTCAAGAGTGCCTGCGCCGCCTGCTCTAGTGTCTGCTGGCGGATCAATACCGCGAGCTTGCAGATGATCTGTGCGTTGTTCTTCGGGGCTACCGCTCCCGCTGCGTCAAACTCTCGCGCTGTCTTCTCTACAAAGTTCCAATCGAAATGCTCCAGCTTTCCTTCCGGGTTGATCTTGCACCAGACTTCCTCGTTGGTTTCCGTTGCCGGGTTAGCAAGGTAATCAAAGTCCACCTCGCTGCTGATAGAACTACTGTCAGTCATGTTTCACCTTTACGAATCACTAAAAGTTGGGGGTAGTAACTGAACTCTGCGATCTGTCCACGCGCATCGACGATCCGCATGATCTGATCCATAAATGCCATCACCGTCTCGCGGCTGTTGACTGCGGTTGCGTCAAAGTACTGACGAAACTGGTTGGTGTAGGCGTCGTTGTACGTACACTTCAAGTCTTCAATGACGTAGTACCCACCCGGTCGGATGTGATCCCATACGCTCCCAAACATCTCGACCATTTGCTCAGAGATATGGCTCGCGTCGTCGATGAACAAGTCATACATCGCATCATCGGGCGGTGCATTCTTGCACAAGTCCAGTATGTGGATGTCTACGTTCGACAGGTCTTTACACAGGCTCGCGCACTCCTCGCGGATGTCAAAGCCGGTGATGTTCGATGCCGGTAGATAATGCGACCACATGTGGAGTGATGCGCCACACGCTACACCGGCTTCGGCTATCTCGAAAACGCACTTGTGTCGGGGTTGTCCCTCGGTGCGAATCATCTCGGCTACGATGCGCTCGTATACGTCTGTATAGCAATGCTTTACGTTGCCCTTGTCGCTGCCGAATAAGTCAGCCAGTCCCGTGAGCGTCATCTCTTTCAGGTTCACCTCGCCCGTGTCGGGGATGTATTCCTCGGGGGTTACGGTGTCCAAGTAGCGGCGCACTCCGCCTCGTGCCATCGGGTCGTTCATGGTTCTACCTCAAGAGATTCTTCATTAGATTCTAACTTCCTGATACGAACTTCCTGATTGCTCACTTCATACTGAATGCTCTTTAACTGATAAAAATCAGATGTAAATATGGTTTTCCACATCAAATAATTTATCGCTATTACCACGGATAAAAGAGTTAAAACAAAACAAAGCATGACAACATGCTGAATGACTTCACCGACATCTTGCATAAAATTATTCATGGTTTGATCTCCCATTTGATATCAGCATTATCTTTTACACAAACGCTGTCATGATTTATAACTTCGCCCCGTAATACCGCCCCACCAACTTGAATGCGTCGATGTGCTGCTTGAGTTCCGCCAGATCCGCTGCCTTGTCGGAGTTAAATATGTACATCTGCTTTCCTGCCTTGCGATCTTTGTAGTCTTTCTGGAGCGACTTCAGGGTGCGCTGTAGTTCCGCGGCTGCGATCTCTTCGAGCAAGTCGGAGCTGATTTCAATCTTCATTGCGCTTTCTCTCGTCCATGTAATCACGGATGGAATCTTCAATCGCTGCTGCTGCAAGAGATAACATCAGAAATAAAAGAAACGGAAGAAACCAAATCGGGAAAGTAAGTACAGCAATCCATGACAGGATCTTGTATCTCTTGCTCTGACTCATAACTGACCT